CGGCACAGTATTGCGCCATCTGGAGCCAGGACGGACCGGCGGTGGTGTCGCTAAAGCCTTTCTCGACGGCGCCTTCGTCCTTTCCAGCCTCGTATCCGGCGTCGTAAATCTTCCGTATCTCCGCTTCGGAAAGCTTGCCGCCCCGGATGCGTTCGGCGAGCTCATGGATATCGCTGCCGGCACTGCTGAGGGTCCGTTGAATGGCACGCGCGGCCGCGATCACCTCACCGTCTCTATCGGAGCCGAGGGCGAGCTTGAGCAGCTTCTCCAGCTTCTCTTCGGTGCCGACATCGATCATTGCCGCCAGCACCTTTCGCGATGGCCGCACAAGTTGCATTTCCAATTGTTCGGATCATCCGTCATGCGCGGCAGCAGTTCTCCCGCGCGCGTCGCGCTCACGACCAGCTGCACCCGCTGAATCGTCGCCTCCGCTAGCTCGGCATCGAACGGCACCAGGATGTGAAGGCGCTCGCAGTTGTCGGCGCACGTCGCGGTGAAAATGGCGGGTGTGTCCTCGACGCCAAGGTAGAGCTGATACAGCCCGACCTGGACGGCGTATTGCGGAAAAGTTTTCGCTAGCCCGTCACGCTCCAGCGATCGCCAGTTCTTGGCGTTGATCGCTTTATGCTCCCACAGCGCCGGATACCGGACGCCCGGAATGTCCGGACCACTGACGAAGATTCCATCGGCATGACCGCGCAGCCAGCCGTCGAGCGCCTCGAACTCAAGCCGGTCCTTGTCGGCGAGCTTGAACCCGGCCCTCTCGAAATGCTCCCGGGTCTGCTGCTCGAAAAAGTGTCCGCGGGCAAAGATGTCGCGGGTGCGTGCCGGATGTACCGGGTCGCATAGCCAGTCGAATTGTATCTTGCGCAGACAAGGATGCCCGACCGCGCTCGCGCCGAGATAGTTGCGCGTCAGCTCCCCGACCGTATGCGTACCCGCCTCCAGCAGCGCATTGATCGCAATGCTGGCCGGCGTGGCGGATGCCTCGGTGCGGTTGAAATCGATCGGCATGGCGCTTACTCAAAATGGCATGGGGTCGTCCCAGGCCCCCGCTGTGCCATCCGGCGCTTTCTTGGTAATCACGTTCTTGCCCAGGTCGCGCGCCTGCATCGCCCTGTCGATGAGCGTGTAGGCGGCGCCAACGAAGGCGATCATCTCGTCGCGCGAGAGGTCGGCGAGTGATGCGGTCCAGTCGACCGGCGCATCGGCGAGCTTCGGAAGAATCGCGGCGATGCATCCCGCATCCCAGGGATTCGGGGTGATGCCGGTGGCGCGGATATGCTTTTCCGTCTCGAAGCCGTTGGCCGTCGCCTGCGTGGCCCGCTCGCCGATCCAACCGAACAGGGCGGAAGCGATGATCCAGCCCCATTCGGTATCGGAGAGGCGCCCGACCGGCGTCATAGGCGGTACCGCGCCGCCGCTCACGACAGCGCGGACCTTCTCGATAGCAGTGCGCATCGCCTGCCGTTGCCATGCATCTTCGAGTCCCGACGCAGACGGCAGGCGAATGACGACCTTCCTGCGACGGGCCATTACTGCGCCCACGCTGGCTTGATGATCGCCTTGCTGGCAGGTGCCGCCGTCGGCGTCGCGTGCGCGGGCGACTGCTCGATCTGCTCGATCGGTCGCCACTCCTTCTGATCGGGCGTGATCACCGAGGCGAGGGTGTTCTTTGCCTTGTACTCGCCCTTCGCCGGCTCGACACCGATCTTCGCTAGGAAACGGATTCCATCGAAGTCGCGGTATTCGGCGATTCGTGCCTTCTTTGCGGCCTCGGACACATCGGCCGGCTTGATGCCTCGCGCCGATTCCAGAATCGCGCGCAGCCGGGAACGCGTGATGTCCGCCGCCTGTGCATGACCATCGGTCGTGCCCGAGAGTACCGCAAAGTTGAAAAATTTGCGCTTAGCGTGCGGGCCTTCGACCACAATGAACTCACAGTCGAGACCCTCGGCCTCGCCGTTCTTTGATCGTTTGAGAAGTCCGTCCTCCCCGGCATCACCTGCACGGATATTGAGCTGAACGACCGCGATGGTTCCGTTCGGAATGACGTCGAGGTCGCGTTGTCCGTCAGCGGTATTGTAATCAAATGCTCCCATGAGAGCCTCCTTGCTTTAGTTCGGTAGTTGGTTCGATAGTTACTTCGGTGGCGAGTTTGGCGGCAGGGAATTGGACGAGCTTGCCGCCGGAGCTCGTAAGCTTGTCGAGCAGCTTGCCCAGGTGCGGCTCCTCGATTTGATCGAGGCGACCGCTACGGTCTTTAGCTGGAAAGCGCCACTTATTCGGAGTCGTGCAAACGAAGGCGCGCGTCAGCACACCGTCACCGAAATCGATCCAGTTGTAGGTGACGATCTGATCGACGATGGCCGGCAGCTCGCGCGAGGTGCGCGACCCTTCCATCTGGAGCCGGTGCTCTATCTGGTTAAAGTCGTCGGTAACGGTCTCCAGGACTCCGACAAAGATGACGTTGACCGCGCGCGCTTGTTGGAGGTGCATCAGCCACGCGCACATCTCGCGAGCATGTAGACCGTAAGCGCCACGAAGATCGCGTCTGCCGCTGCGCTCTGAGAAGGCTTCCGGCTGCTGACTCGCCCATGCAAAGCTCAGCCGACCGGCGGCGGTGATCGAATCGACGAAAAAGGTGCGATACCGAGCAAGCGCCGCTTGGCTGTCAAATTTGTCGATAACAGCATCAAGATGCTGTTTACCGTAGACGGCATCGGCTGGCACAGCGGGGGAGGCGCCAGCCAGGTAGACGGCAAGATCTCGACACTCCGGCCAGGTGCGCGGACGAAAGGTGTCGACCACAACGTCCTGTACCGCGAGATCGCCAGCCTCGACGTCGATGAACAGTGTCGAGCTCGGATCGATCGTTCTCAACAAGCTCGTCTTGCCGACACCGGTCGGGCCGAGAATCAGCGCCTTAGCGCCGCGCGGCTCGCTATGCCGCTCGCTTGCGCTGATGATTCTAGAGGCGGTGGCGGAGGTCATGGTGCGCCGACCTCCGCAAGTTCTTGTGCAAGCTGCTGCGCGACCTCAGTCAGGGAAACGAGTAGAACGTCCTCTGCACTTATGAGGCAGGTGTCGCACTCCTCCAGGCCGGTGGCGCCGGAATCCTTAGCGGCGATCCAAAGGTAGACGTCGCCATCGCACTCCAGTTGACCGCCCTGTGCCCGAAAAAATCCGGCAAGCCACCTTTCAATTTTGCGCCAAGGTAATTCGCTACGGATGACGATGGGGGAGGGCGACTTGCGTTTACGGGAATGCGAGGTTATTTGCATTGCGGTAGTACCTCTTGAATCGCCGGCTGTCGTGCCGGTGGTTAGGCGGGGAGCCCGGGAATCGAACCCGACGACGGCGGCTTATGGCTTTGAGGCAGCGCCGCCTCCTTCGGCCTGAAGGCCTCCCCAAAATGCAGAACGCCGCTCGTAGCGGGGCGGCGGTTCTGTTACGCAACTACGGATTTCTCGGTGCTCGACTCGGCTGCCATAGTCTGGCGCCAGGCTGTCTCATCTTCTTCTGTGATAATGAGCTTTGCGCCGAGCTCTGTAATGCGCGGTGTCTTGCCTTGCTTCTTCAGCTTGTAATAGAGGCCACGGCTGATGCTGTGCCGTTCACAGAATTCATCAATAGTGAAAGCCTTGCGCCCGGTGATGGTGTTCACGTGAGCTTACCTGCATCAATGTGCAGGTTACGTAGTGAGGCTCACTGACCTTTCAATCAAAGCTCTGTCCATTATCAATCCACTAAATTCCCGCTCATTTAGTGGAACGATGCGCGCGCTGAGGTTTCGCCCTCGATTCACCGGCACGCCTCTTGTAGGCCGCCCAGAGAGCGTGCACGCGGCTTTTATGGAGGTTAAATTCACGCTCGGCCTCCAACAGGGCAGCATCTTCCTTGATGAGCTCACTCAGCTTCCTCTTGATGAAATCGACCACCAGCAGGTCGCGCATCACGGTCGGCGGCTTACCTCGCGGCTTGTCGAATCTGATGCGGCGGATTGGGCGGGCAACACTTGGAGGCGCCAATGGTGTCCGAGGATCAACTGCACACGCGAGAAAATCGCCCGTAAACCCTCCCATATCGTCCCGGATGCGACGTGCCAGTGCCGCGCGCGCAGCCCATTCTTCTGTGCTTCCACTCTTTGGGAAGCCTATTTTGCCGTCATCGACTGAATAGCCGGTAAGCAACCACAAGCATAATTTCTCGTCTGCGATCTTACGTTCGGCCTCCGGGTCTGGATTTGGCCCAACGAAAAAGACTTGCGTGCCCGTGATCGAAATTGGCTTTCTTCTGGTCACCGCCGCACCCCATCGTCCGCTCTATATCACCGCGATCTTCCGATCCGGCTTAAACCCGAACCGCGGAGCGCCGGCCCGGATCGCGTCGACGATGTACGACGGTGCGAGATGGCCGTAGTGCCGCTCGACCATGCGCGCGTCGGAGTGCCCTAAGTTACGGGCGGCCACGAGCAGCGGCGTACCGTTCATGACGGCGAGTGACGCCCAGGTGTGGCGCAGTCCGTGAAAACCGATCGGCGGCGTGATCTTCGCGCGCTCACACGCCCCGGTCATCGGCCTTTTCTGATGCGACCTGAGCCACGGGCCGCCGTCAGCTTTCCGCAGCATCAGCTCGTCGCCGGGACGACCGGCGCAGAGCTCTCGGAAGAAGGCTTGCCCCTCGTCCGTCAGCACAACGTGCCGCGGCTTGCCAGCCTTCGATTGCCGGATTGCGAGCGTCCCAGCGTCGGGATTGAAGTCGTGGACCCGTAGTGCGCCGAGCTCGCCGTAGCGGGCGCCGGTTTGCAACGCAGCCTCGACCAATTTCCGGAAATCAGGATTGCACGCGTTGAGGAGCCGCTTGGCCTCGGCGATCGTAAGGTAGCGCACGCGCGCCGCATCCACGTTCTCGAACGGCTCGACCCGGGCCCACTCGGCATTCGAGGCCACCTTGCCCTCGCGCCATGCGCGATTGAGTGCGGCCCTGAATATCGTCCACGTGCGATTCGCCGTTGCACGGCGCCGGCGCCTAGTTTCGTCGTCGGTCGCCAGCGGTTGATGCTTCTGCTTCTCGCCGTTAGGGGTGCGCCGTCGTACTGGCGACTTGGCAAGGTCGCCGAGCCATTTCCGGATTTTGTCGGCGTTTAAAGCCGCGACCTCGATGCCGCCGAGCTTCGGCCGAATGAGTGCCTCGACACGGTAGCGCGCGTCACCGGCCGACTTACGGTTGCCCTCCAAGAATTCGAGGTAATCGTCCAGCACAGCGCCGACCGTAAGGGGTCCCCTCCGCCCCGCTGTGCTATGCGCGCGCGCCACCATGCGCCCGCGTGCCTTGGTCTGCGCCTCCCAATAGGAGAGGATCGCTACACCGTCCGCATCCGAAAGATCATCGGCGGTGCCGATCGCTTCGACCTCATAGGCTTGATCGCCCATGTAGTGCCGCGCAGACCAGCTTCCGGCTCTGTTTTTGAGACGCCTGTATCCGAGATGCAGCCCGGGCTCGATTACGCGCCAGTAGGGCTTGCCACGCGGTTTGAGCTTGGTACGTGCTTCGCGGCTGTCGAGAGTTGCGTCCTTTACCCGTCGCGCCATTTCGATTCTCCCCTGCGATATTGGACACGCTCTCGGTATTCCGCCTTGCACGGCGGGAACGCCGTGTCCAACGTATGTCCAATATACAGGGGTGAACTACCGTAGGCAATTGTAAACAGCTATAAACAGAAACGTCGGTAGATATTGGGCTTTTGTTAACAGCCGTAAACGTCGGTAGACGCTGTGCCATCCTTGGCAAGGCGGAGGCCGCGCGTGAGGTGGGCACGGCTGGACTCGA